GTAGTTCAACAGATATTTATTCAATGAAGAAAGAATCTCGCACCAAGCGTCAAAAAGAATGGAGCCTTATTTGAAAATAGGCTTCTGAAGGAATCAATGTCGAAACCGTCAAACTGCTCAAGGTCAACTTTAAAAACGTGCTTGAAAACCCTGAGATTGCCATGCCTCATGACATCTTGATGGAATAAGTCCGGTCCCAATAGCGCCAATTGCTTGTAATAGCCTCCCAAGTATCGTTCGTAGAATTGAGTGACCCGATCACTGCCGAAACCGCCGATGATCATGAAAGCGAAAACCCTTGTAAAAGAAGTACCAAGATTGTCGACGGGACCTTCGGGATAAAGCATTCCCAAGATGAGTTCTCGATCTTCTCGATAAAGCCTCCCTTTCTTGATTTGATAGCCAATGAACTTGCGATCGTCAACCACGTTCGTCGCTATGACCTTCTCCGGCTTGATAACAAGATGAAAGAATTCGAACACACATTCCGAAACATCTGAAACCAAAGCCCAAAGGTCAACATCATCCAACTTGTCAATCTTGAAACAGAAGTCATCACCGAGCACTCTTTCGTCGTAGAACCCAACCTCGAGATACTTCAGTGCGGATGTCAAAACCAGCCAAACGGCAAGGGAGTTGATGAGTAAGGTGAGAAAGGATCCACTGGGCACGCCACCAATCTTCTTGTAGCAAGAGCCATCCGGAAGACAAAGAATCGAGAAAATGAATGCATCCATAAGCCATTCGAACGCAAGTTCCATCCATGCTTCAGTGAAGTCCATGTTTGGGCGGAGAACTTTCATGAAGATGTCCTTAAGCACAAAGCGCGCACGGATTGAGTCCCATCCTGAAATGTCGGTGTTAATGAATGAAGATTCTTGTCGCTCAGCAAGATAATCGTTCAATCTAACAATGGTGTCCCGACCAGTCATGAATCTCCTCTGATGATGAGCGCCAGCGAAGATTTGGTGATAAAAACCTCTGAAAAACATGTTCTCCAGAATCGTCAACTCGATGGGAGCAACCCAAACCACTCTGGTCTTGTTCTCATCCATTGGCGAAAGATGGCCGCGGAGCGCAAGCTTGTAAGGAATTTGTTCCACCTTCTCTCCTCTCTTCCAACTCTCAATCATATCCTGCACCTTGTGATAGGCTTCATCTAGAACGTCTCCTTTCTTTTGTCCTGGAAAATTGATGCCAGCCGAAGTCGATAAGGGGATCTTGGTCATTGCGATCTCCAACGGGATAACTGAGCATCGACGAAAATTGGCTTCCAGTTCCTCAATTCCGGTGTTGTATCCAGCCTCCATCTTATCATCAAACACTCGTTGCTTGTAAATTGTTGGGCCACAGTACTTCAAAAGTGAATGGTAGGCTCGACCTAAACGCGGTGATTTTGTGAATCCCTTGCTATCCTCGTAAAGGTCGGGGTCGAAGTGCCAAAGCGCTTCCTTGACAAACTCGTCGAGATGACCAAAACCTGAGAGAACCTGGTATTTTGGCCTATCATCCGAAACGAACTTCCATCCATCTGACTTGTCTGCAATCGAGCGAAATTGTTGCACACTCAATTCGACGAAGGGCTGCTGCTCAACTACTTGCTTCCAAGTGTACTTGCTGATCTTGGCTGGGATATGGGCTACATTGTTGAAACTTGTTCCTGACATGGCTCTAGAAAAAGAGGTG